GTAATTTAAATAAAAAACTTATGGGAGAGGGAAAGAAAAGAGGGGGAGCGCCTAAGGGAAATAAATATGCGAAGGGGCATGGTGCGCCAACAAAGTATGAGCAAGCATTTGATGAGCAAGCTTATAAGTTGTGTTTGCTAGGCCATACAGATGCAGAATTGGCGACATTCTTTGAAGTAACTGAGACCACAATCAATAATTGGAAAATAACCCATCCGAGTTTCTTTGAGTCCATAAAAAGGGGAAAGGATATTGCCGATTCGAATGTAGCGACAAGGCTTTATCAGAGGGCTATGGGATATGAGCATGAAGGGGAAGAACTTAAGGTTGTTTCGTTAGGGCAAGGAGAAGGTAGTGAAGTACAAAAGGTTCCGATTAAGGTTATATATCCGCCTGACGCAACCAGTGCAATATTCTGGCTTAAGAATAGACAGCCTAAGAAATGGAGGGACAAGCAAGATCACGATCTTACTACTAATGGTAAAGACGTCAACCAAGTGACTATCTTTGAATTACCTAATAATAATAGAGACAATGATAATCAGACCTCAGGAGGGATTCCAGACGAAATTTCTTAGTTCTTCTGCTGATATTATATTTGGTGGTTCTGGTGCTGGCGTAGGAAAGACATACACACTTTTATTAGAACCAATACGCCATATAAAGAAAGTAAAGGGCTTCGGAGGCGTTATATTTAGGAGGACATCCCCACAGATAAGAAACGAAGGAGGTCTTTGGGATACGTCCATGAACCTATATTCACATTTAAATGCGACTCCTAGAGAATCGATGTTAGAATGGATATTCGACTATGGAAATAAAATAAAGTTCTCCCATTTAGAGCATGAGAAGGATAAAATAAGTTGGCAAGGGTCTCAAATACCATTTATAGGTTTTGATGAACTTACACATTTTAGCCGAAGCCAATTCTTTTATCTCTTATCACGAAACAGATCTCTATGTGGGATAAAGCCATACTGTAGGGCTACGTTAAACCCTGACCCAGACTCATGGGTTGCCGAAGTATTGGAGTGGTATATAGACCAAGAGTCAGGTTTCCCAATAATGGATAGAGTAGGAAAGCTTAGATATTTTGTCGCCAATGGGAATGAGTTAATATGGGGCGATAGTAAAAGTGAGGTATACGATATAGCGAGACCAATTATAGACCCAATGATCAAAGAGTCTGGATTAAGGCCAGAAGACTTTATTAAGTCATTTACATTTATAACGGGGTCAATATATGAGAATAAAGAACTGATGAAGGCTAACCCTGAATACTTATCTAACCTTATGGCTCAAGATGAAGACACAAAGCTTAGGCTACTGTATAGCAATTGGAAACACATAGTAAACACAAACGACCTTTACGATTATACAGCATTCAAGGATATGTTTGGTAGCCTTAAAGGAAGCAAAAACGGGCAAAGATACATTACCGCAGATATAGCCATGCAAGGAGCAGACAAGTTTATAGTTATTGTTTGGGATGGATACGAAGCTATTGATATTTCTATAATAGATAAATCTAACGGGAAAGATGTTATTGAAACCATAAAATCGTTTGCTAATCAATATAGCGTACCCAATAGTAGAATATGCTATGACAACGACGGCGTTGGCTCGTATTTGGGAGGGTTCATACTTAATGGGAGGGCGTTTGTAAATAACTCTTCACCTATTGGAGATAAAGCATATCAAAACCTTAAATCACAATGTTATTATATTTCTGCAAAAGGGGTCAATGAATCAAAATACACCATATCAGATCATGTAGCTAATAAAATGTATGATAACAAGACTACGGTAAAGCAAAGAATGTTATATGAACGTAAAGCTATAAAAAGAGGAAAACCAGATACTGACAATAAATTATGCGTAATACCTAAACCTGACATGAAATTATTGCTTGGAGGACAATCACCAGATCTTATGGATGCATTTATGATGCGTGAGGTATTCAACTTGGGGCAAAAAATATAACTATTCAAAGGTTACATATCGGCTTGATAGCGGAAATCGCCACGACAAGACAAAAACAAATTGGACTAATCTAATAATTAGCATCTGTTTATATTAAGTATATAGCACTTGTTTGTAAATATCCAAATAATTTAAGCTATATTTACGGAATATTTATCGCATAAATAGCGGTCATATGAATCTGGAGAAGAAGGGCAAGACAAAACAGGGCATAGTCCCAGCAATAAAATCTTTTATTTGGGGAGATACTCTTAACCCATCTACACATGAGGCACCATACCAATATCAAACATTCTGGCAAAGGATTACGGGCACACATACTTTCAATACTTACGCTCTTGAGCATTTAGTAAGAACAGGGTATGCAAAGAATCCTACCGTGTTTGGCATAATCACCAAGATAAAGCTTGCCCAAAAAAATATAATATTTACCCCTTACTGGAAAGGTAAGCCATACCTTAGCAAAAAGATCGAATTTGACATAAACAAAGCATTGGTAAACCTCCTTACAACAGGCACATGTTTTATTTATTTTAAGGAAACAGCTGTTGGATTTGGCAAAACGCCTATAGTTTATGATACATTACGAATGGTTGAGCAACAAAACTCAGATGGATCATTTAAGTATTTCTATAGGAACGGAAACGGGACACAAACACAACTCAATAACGATGATTTAGTTATAATTCCGTGGGACGTTATTGACTCTACATGCACCCAAATGGGTATTAGCCCACTACAGGCAGCTATCATGCCTATAGAAGCGATGGAGGGAATGTATGTCGCTGATACTTCTGCTGTTAAAAACAAAGGCGTGGATGTACTCATTACTAATGATTCAGATGATCCTATTGTAGAAGAGGAATATGGAGAGATGGATAAAACTCTTAACGACAGGATTGGGGGAGCCAGAAGGAATGGAAAGGTAGCTACATCTACTGCCAAATTAAGGGTGCAACAGCTAGGAAGAAGCACAAAGGAGCTTGCTCTTTGGGACGGGTATAAGGTTAAGGCAAGGGACATATGTACTGTACTGCAAGTAGATTCAGGTTTGTTTAATGATCCAGACAATAACAAGTACTCCAATAGATCAGAGGGAGTTAAATCTCTGTATGTAGAATGCGCAATACCCTTAACAAAGTGGATAACAGATAATCCAAAACTTATTGAAAAGCTAGGGTTTGAAATTTACTGCGATACCTCACAAATAGAACCTTTACAAGACTCCCAAGCAACTAAGGCTCAGAAAGCCCAAACTTCAATAGCAATGATTACTTCAATAAACCAAAATATAAATAACGGAACCATAACTAGGGAAATTGGCATTGAGATGTTGGTAATGGAGGCTGGGTACACAAAAGAGGAAGCAGAAAAATTATTGATGAATAATCCCGAAACAGAAGAACAATCTATCGATAATAACCAAAATTTGGAAAGTTCGTAATAATATTATACATTTGAACAAAATAAACTTTGGCGGATAGTAACCACCCAGTTTAATATGTGTAAGGACTGTAAAGATTGCAAAGACTGCGAGTCGAAAAAAAAGCACTTGGAAGAAATCAACGCTACCAAGCAGAAGTCTGTTAGTACCAAAACTATAATCAAAAAGTAGTATGGTGCTTGAAGAAATCCTAAAAGATATAAAGCTCGCCACACTAAAGAAAAAGGCTGAAATCCACAAATCAGATCTTTCTAACGTTTTATACGACTCAGTAAGCAAAGCCATCAATAGCGGTATTAACATGCTAGAGGTGTTAGTATATGAGGCTGTAATCAAAAAAGATCGTAACGAATTTATGTTTAGTCAATACCTTAACGGGTATGTGCTAAATCATTCAGTAGGCATGAGATATATTAAGATATATTTCTGCTACAACTCAGATGATCCACAATACACTCAGGAAAAGGACAACTACGATAAATACCTACCTCAAATCATAAACATTACTGGGGATGCACCCGACCATTTCTGGGCTGTTACAGAAGCCAAAAACATAGAAGGGTCGGCAGTTGTAAAAGGGTCGAATTACCTAACACCTGTGTTGTCAAGAGAAATAATAGACGAAAACACACTAAGAGTTAAGCTGGCAATTAGCCCTTCAAATATTCTTGATAGCCATAGTGATGTACATATTCAAGGATTATGGAAGAAATCTATATCCGAGAATACTTACAATCTATTGCTTCAAGAGCATGAAATGGATTTCGACAAGGTAATCACCGATTCAATTTCTGGTGATCTTAAAGTTTACACACAAATGGTATCGGTTAAAGAACTACTTAGCCGTTTCCAGAAAGATAAATCTGAGCCGTTGAATAGCACTCAGAAACAGGAGCCGTTGAAAAACACTCAAAGAAGTATATCAGAATTAATTAAGGAAACAAAAATCTTAAAGAGATGACAGAGCAAGAATTTAAAGAGCTTGTTGATAAGGTTGGAAAAGAAGCTGCGGAAAGAATAAAAGAAGAGGCTACTTCGCTTGAAAAGAGAATCAACGAAAAGTACGAAAACGTGATTAAAGGCACGGCAAAGCAAGAAGAGATTGACGCATTCAAGAATGAGATACTTGATGCTAATAAGGCTCTAGTAGAAAAGTTAGAAGCGCAGGGTAAAAGAATGGCTGAGCTTACAGAAAAGCTTAATACAGGAGCTTCCAATGACCCAATTGCTGCATTCCAAAAAGAATTCGAGTCTGCCAAAGGCGAACTTGAAAAAATCAAGAATGACAAGTCTGGACAAAAATCATTTATCATCAAAGCTGCTGGAGTTACCGCAACTATTGGCATAGGCGGAAACGAGGCTTCTATCCAAGAACAAGGAAGTGCAGCTGCTTTACTAAGATTGGGTGATGGTCCAATTTTCACTATAGAGCGTGGCATGCCATTCATTTTGAACTTCGTTAGTGTAGGCAATACTACTGCGCCAGCATTGATTTGGTTCGACGAAGTTCCGAAAGAAGGTGATTTTGCCGTAACCGCAGAAGGGGCAGTTAAGCCACTTGTACAGTATATTTTTGAAAGACGTACAGTGTCTTACAGAAAGGCAGCTGGTCACATGGTAATTACTGAGGAATTCGACCAAGACTTCCCAAGATTGGTAAGCACGATTAAGAGGTTGGCAGCAATTGACCTTACAAACGAGATGAATGATCTTATCCTTACAGATATGATCGCTCAGGCCTCTCCATATGCTTACAATGGGCTGGATGGTCAGATTGATAACGCAGATGATTATGCTGCTATAGGCGCTGCGGTTGCACAGTTGCAATCATTGTTCTATACCCCGAATGTACTCGTTCTTAACCCTGCTGATGCTTGGAGAATGAGACTAACAAAAGGAGTAGATGGGCATTACATCATGCCTCCATTTACTTGGAACGGCAACACATACGAGTTTGGTAGAGTTATTGTTGATCCAAGAGTTGCGGTTGGGTACTTCTTCATTGGTGACGGTAACGTTTACAATGTTGACCTTAAGGGGGATATCATCGTAAGGGTTGGTTATATCAATGATGACTTCGTGAGAAACCAATACCGTATTGTTGTAGAGAGGTATTTCTACAATTACATTTCAGAAGCAAGGAAAGCAGGGTTTATCTATGCGGACTTTGCAACAATAAAAGCAGATATCGAAAAACCATAATTTAAGCGATCATGTCAGAGACAAAAGTTTCAAAAGTTATCCCAGAGGGTAACCACAAATTAAAGGATAAGGTAACATTTGTTGCTACCTATCCTAAAGACTATAAAGGTAAAAAGCACCTTGTAGATAATAAAGAATACTCTTTGCACAAATTACATGCACAGAGATTGGAAGCTAAAGGTATTGGTAAGGTAAAATGAGAAATCTGATCGTTTTGTTGGTTGCGTTTCTAGGATTCGCAGCCAATTCACAAACCCTAATGAAGGGTAGTTCTGGCGCCACTTCTGACACTGTTACAAACACAGGAACAGAGTATGTGTATGTAATGACTGGCTCCAATGTATCGGCTTATTCACTACAGTTTGTAGGCACAAAGATAAGCGGTACTGTAGCAGGAACTGTAACATTAGAGGTAACAGTGGATGGCACTAATTGGGTTTCAATAGACACTTCTGCTACCCTTAAAAAGGGCGCTGATAGTTACACGAATACCAACATCACTACTAACACTTTCGTATGGACTGTTACAAAGCCTATTTATTCTGGCTACAGATTTAAGGTTGTAGGAAGTGGTACGATGGTACAACGTATTCAGGGTTATTTGATTGGCAGAAAAGAATACGAATAAAACAAATGATTACTAGGGCAGATTTCGTAGCGGACTATAGGGTTAGTGCAGATGGAGACAGCGTTAAGAAGATTAACGAGATCATAGAGGCGTATGAACCCGAAATACTACGTAATCTGCTTGGTAATCAAATGTATACAGAGTTCAAGCTATTAACACCTTTTGGAGGTAACGACACACCAACGCCAGAGCAAGGATATATCATAGACGCATTCGATTATTTCGGAGATGGGTGTGATATAAGCAGTGAGGGGATGAAGGTGATGCTAGCAAGGATGATATATCTATATATAGCCCGTGACGCAATGATTCAAAACACAGCATTAGGTGATAGGATCAACGTTTCAGAAGTTAGTATAGGGATAGACAATACTAAAGCTAGGTTGAATTATAACAAAGGTGTTGATACGTTTAGAGCTATTCAAAATTATTGTGTGCGCAATAGTGATATTTACACAACATTCAATGGTAAGTGCATTGGCTATATGGGTTTGTTTTGATGATGGAAGAGATTAAAAATAGTGCCGGGGAAATAGTGGG